GATAACCTTCGTTATCTACAACCAACTTTCCAGCATTTGCAAAAGTGCTTAGACGAGACACCTTATCCGTGATCCGCACCAAAAATCCCTGCTCCGTGTTGCAGATTCCCATTGCTTCACATCTTTCAAAATTCGCAAACGGCTGTTCTCCGCTGTTACCAGCGTAATCATGATTTTTCTTCTTCATGATATCAAGAGCAATCTTTGAAAGCTCTTCATGGTGCTTAAATAGTTCTTCTCTGTTCATACTCCAGTACTCCCGAAGCCACCGCTTCTATCTGTTTTCTGTTCCGGCCTTTCTCTCAGATGCAAGTAAGTAAAATATTCCTTTCTTACAAGTTCAATCTGGGCAATTCGTTCGCCATGAGAAATATCATAAGAAATATCACTGGTATTTACTACTGGAATCATTAGCTCCTCAACATAATCAGAATCAATAACTCCTTCACAATTGGCCAGAATCAATCCCTTCTTGATTGAAAGACCAGATCGTGGGTGCATTCTCAGAGAATAGTGCTCAGGAATATCGAAGATGATTCCTGTTGGAATCAGGATTCTTTCTTTAGGTCCAATACGAATACCTACCGTATTTTCATCCGTAGTAGTTGTACTCTTATTGTTATACCTATCGTAAGTTACGATTGTACTGTTCTTTAGATATGCATAAACATCAACACAAGCCGAGTTTTCGGTTTCTAGTGATGGGCATTGTACCGTTGGGTGTAATTTATAAATTCCTAATGATTGCATAATCAAATAATACACTAAAAACTAGGAATGTCAAGATGATATTTACTGCCAAATGCCCAACCAATTACAAATATTACCATATTTTTGTTGAATTAATTTAGCGTGAGTAATCACACGGGAAATCCAAAATAATCAGACGGTTCCCAAAATTTAATGGATTCGCAAACAGATCCGTACTTGGTGTTTATTCTGCTTTTATAAGTCTCAAGTGATTCGTATGGAAGTTCAGCACCCCAGGTGTCAAACCACCCAAGATTGTAGTTTTTATCTGGAATCCAAGAGTGTACGTCTGCATGAACAAGAGTGAACCTAGAGTCTTTTGGGCAATGATCCCAAACTAGATCAATCACTTCCTGATATTTTTCTACAATTGTTACAGAAAGAACATTGGGTTCAAGTATTAGTTTATGATTCACCATTCCCAATCCAAGACCGCCTATGAGAATGTGTCCAGACATATTGTCCCACAAAGATTGATGTGCAATGTATTCGCTTCTGTTATCCGTCATTACAAATTCTATCTGATCGTGCCATAAAATGGTGTAATCATCATGTGGTTCTAATTGATCTGATGTTTGATGTCCTGATACTTCAATTAGAACCTCTGGAATTGTTCCTGTTTTCTTAATGACACGATAGGAACCACGAACGTCTTCTGGAATATTTACTTTTATTCTATTCATCCGTATGCCTTTATTCTTACTTGTCCTGCACCACCAGCACCGCCGTTTGCGCTAATAGCAGAAGCAGCATATCCACCACCACCGCCATTTCCTGGTTGAGATCCTGTTCCGCCAACTGTGCTTCCTGATGTTCCTCCTGCGGCAACAGTAGTATTTCCAAAAACAGAAGATCCTGCGTTAAGTGCTCCGTTGCCACCGTTGCTTGATGATGCACTCGGAGCACCACCACCGGAACCTGGTAAAGCACCTAGCTCGAAACCGAAGTCGCCATTAGATCCAGCACCACCGCCACCGCCTGATGCAGTAGTGTTGTATGTTGATTCTGTTTCTCCCCCTCCTCCACCACCAGCAGTTGGTACTGTAGTAAACAAAATTGTATTGCCACTTCTAGTATGGGAATTTAAAGTAGTTTGTGTGCCACTTCCTCCAGAATTTGTTCCGCTTCCTGCACTTCCGGCAGTACCTACAGTAAAATTCAAAGTATCATTAGCTTGCAAACCACCTTGCAAACTGCCTCTATAAGTGCATTTTACATAACCACCACCACCACCACCGCCGCCGCCGGAATATCTTATGTTTCCTCTAGAAGTTAATGTTCTCCCTGCTCCACCGCCACCGCCGCCGCCAACCATTTCTATTTCAAGATAAATTGTTCCGGCAGGAACTGTAAAACTTTGTGTTCCTGTAGATGTTATATCGGTGGTTGATATTAGGCGAGGAGTACGAATATAACCCGCCTTGAATGATGGAATTATCATGTGGATAGTGTTCCGGCAATGTTGTAAATATTGCTAGAATAAGATATAATCGTTGCAGCACCGTGCTGACCAGCAAGTTTCAATAATCCACCATAACTATTCAATGTTACACCAGCAGCAGCAGTAAATCCTACTTGACCAGCACCTAATTGAATTGCTGTACAATTAAATCCAACGGGAAGTCCGGTTGGAATTGTAACAGTAACGGCAGATCCATTGTTAAATGTTAGAATTTCGCCATTATCTGTGCTTAATACAGAATATGTTGTACCTGTTTGCGTGTTAATTGCACTTGAGGAAATTCTATATCCTGTATCAGAAGAGACTGTTCCTGCAAATGTTGCACCAGAAGAAGCACTCAATCCACCAGGAAGATTCAATGTTCCGTAAATTGTTGCTGAAACTTGTCCAGTAGCACCAATGACTGCTGTGTTTGAACCCAGTCCAAGAGCCTCTGTTCCAATCACGATTTCATTGGTTTGTCCGTTGGCAGATGCTCTTGACCACTGCCCAATGTAAATTCCGCCTGTACCTGTTAGTCTGGAAAGCGCAAATACTTCTTCATTTTGTAAATCATTTGGATAATCATATAAAGTAAATTGTCCTCGCCAACTTCCCGCTTTGTAACCAATAGCAACATTTGCTGCACCGGAAGTATTATTTTCTAAAGCATCAACACCAATCGCTACATTTCTAAATCCAGTGGTAGTGTTTTGTAGAGAAGAAGAACCTATTGCAGTATTATAATAACTTGCTGTAGACGAGGAAAGAGTAGAATAGCCTATAGCAACATTTTCAACGCCACTTTCATTTTCAAATAGTGAGTTTGCTCCTATAGCAACATTATTGTTTCCGTATTGAATATCTCTTGCTGCTTGATATCCTATGGCAACATTATTAATTGCACCAGCAGAATCACGCATTGCCTCTGTACCTATGGCAACATTGAATGATCCTGCCGGACATGCAGTTGCGCCGATTACTATACTATTCTGATCTCCAGCTGCACCTATTCCGACACGAATTCCGTTGATTGTTATATCACTTGCAAATGTAACTCCACCAGATCCAGAAATTCCCTGTGTGAATTGTTGCAATCCACTAAATGACTGAGCGATGTTGGTAAAGGCAACATTCGTAATTGCTCCAGTATTTCCATTGATTGATGAAACGCCTTGAACAGCACCAGTCTTTCCATTGAAACTACTTACAAGTTCTACCCCGGTACTGGAAGCTGAAATTACTAGAGGCCCTGTACCATTATAATTTGCAAAACTTATTCCACTGCCAGCAGATATCCCATAAATGCTCTTATTGACCCACCCATCACCATTGTAAATGTAATGAATGCCACCGAAATCATAGGTATTACCGACTGAAGGATTGCTTGGGAAACTAATTGGCATATGTCATATATTTATGGTTGTCAACTGATCCAAACTTGAGATCCGTTTTTGGTTACTGAAGTATAAATTATTCCATCATCTGTGTTGTACCATCTATCTCCAGGATTGGGAGTTCCGGGTGCAGTATCTCCTTCGTAAAAACGAGTGGCATAAGATCCATCAGAATATTTTAAACCAGCTGGTATACTTAAATCTGATGTACTTGGATCTAAATTAAAGCCTGTTACTCTTTTTAAATCTACTCCAGTGCTATCTACTAATTGAACATCTCCATCGTTGCCTTTAGTAGTAATAGAAGAAGATCCAGCCGCAGCATCAACTCTTACATTTGACCCGGATCGCGTAACAGTAAGATTATTGCCGAAGTCAATAAAAGCGACACCAGTACGAAGTACAACGCTACCATTTCTTTTTACTCCTAAACCGCTACCCCCGCTATTGTGTAGCGGATCTATTGTCATTGGATTAACTGGTATTGCAGCTAGTTTATCATTGACAAACTTTATGTCAAAAGAAAGTTCCTTTTTCTTTTCATCATATCTTAACGGATAAGAAGCTGAAACGACACCAGACTCTCCTTGTTCGCCTCTTTCCCCCTGTGGTCCTTGGGGACCAATAGGCCCAACTGGTCCTTGTTCCCCCTGTGGTCCCTGTGAACCTGCCTTGCCGTTTTTTCCGGCTGGTCCTATTGGTCCCTTTTCGCCTTGTGGTCCCTGTAGCCCGATAGGACCTTCTGGACCGATTGGACCCATAGGACCAACTGGACCCTGTTCTCCTTGTGGTCCCTGTTGTCCCTTTTCGCCTTTTTGTCCTATTGGTCCTTGCTTTCCATCAATACCAGCAGGACCTTGTTCGCCCTGTGGCCCCTGTTCTCCCTGTAAGCCTCTTGGACCCATATGACCCTGTGGGCCGGGTGGACCCTGATCGCCCTTATCACCCCTTTCCCCGTCCTTGCCATCTCTGCCAGGAAGACCTTCTGCCCCGGCATCACCCATGATACCCTGTCGGCCTCTTGGTCCCTGTGGGCCTTGAATACCGGGTGGGCCTGCTGTTCCGGGAGTTCCTGGAAGACCTATTTGTTCGATTATTTGAGTTTTAATCTTCTGGGGAGAAGATATTGTTTTTACTGGTTTACTTGGTTCAGGAATAGCAGAAAAATATTCATTTAAATTATTTTCGTGCTTTATGCAAATAATTTCTCCATCAGAATCTTTTAAGAATAATGATGTTTTGCCTGAACCTAATTGATAACTTTTAGAATACCATTGCGCCCCAACGCATTCGAAGATTGTATCTCTTTTGAGATTTGCGATGGTTCTCTTTAGAACTATTTTGTTTCCTAGAGAGAAATTCATTATCTATAGTATTGCTCAATAGTTGATTCTTTTTTGATTTTTACTTTTCTTACAATACCAGTAGCAACATGAGTGCTATTTTGATATGTAAAAGTCTTTTTAAAAGTTTTTATGACTATCTTCATAACAATCCACCATCTTCGTTTTGAAGTTCGAATCTGCCCTTGCTTAACATGTCGCTAAATGTAGTTCCTTTAAATACTTCTATATTATAGAAATGTCTTCCGGCTGGAAGTTGTCCCATTACATCAGACTCAAACTTGAAAAAAATTGAACCAGTAGAAGAGGTATCATTTTCGTTTTTATTAGGTGCTATGAAGCGTTTAGAAACATCAAACGATAGTCCAGATAAACCAGAAACATAATAAGTTACTCCAGTTAAACCAGCGTACATCAGAAGATTGTCACTTATTGGCAAACTTCTGAATACTTTAAACTCTATTCTTTCGAATGTTGCTGAAATTGCAGCGTCGTTTTCATCGTAATAACTCAAAAGAAAGTTGAAATTATTACCTTTTATTGCCGAAAGATCTATTTGTGGAGTCATTTTTAAACCTTATGCTTCTTCTTCTTATTTATCTTCTTTAACTCCTTTTGTTTTTGCTTCTCCATCATTTCCGTAACGCCTCTTTGTTGTTGTATTTGAGCAACAATATTTTTATATGATTCAAAATTATTTTTGATTCTGGCTTCGTGTTCTGGAGGAAATTTCTTTTCGCATAAAAGCTTATGACATACTTGCATTCCTAAGTGAAATTTTCCAACACTATGTGCTACAGCACCAAGCTCATCTAATATACCCCAAGAATATGGTATTTCTTCAATGAAAAGAGTATCTTCATGCGGTCTTGGTATTTCCATAGCAAGACGAGCATAGTTGTATGCTGCTTTTGGTCTATCATGCATTCTATGCAATCTAGCCAACTGATATAATGGTTCCGCTCTCGTTGGTCTTGATTCGTATGATCTCATGAACGCATCATAAATTTCTGGCCAAGAATGTTGTAAGAATGTCTTGCATATAGCTACTCTATAAAGAGCAAAGAAAACTTCTTCTTCCCATCCTCCCATTTCTGCTCTTTTTTGATATGCTACCAAAGCTTTATCCCACTGATGAGAATCAAAATAACTTTGAGCAAGATAGAATTGATATCTTATATTTTCAGGATCATCTGCAAGAGCTTTTTCTAAATTTTCAGCATCTCTTGAATATTTTTGTATTGGATCGATTCCAATGTTTCTAGCACCTTCTGTTCTGGCAACAATTGAGTATTTTCCAGAAAGCTTTTCTATTTTGTATGGTTTTGGCTCTGAATCTGGGTATTCGTGTAGAACGCCAATATACTTCCAATCACGGTTATTTTTGAAAATTTGGGTTCTCCACCATGTGAATTCTCCTCTACTGAATTGTAGAGTATAGGCATCGACATCTGTTCTTTCAGGCATTACAAATTCGCCTTCTACCGTATCATCAGCGTCGATTACCCAAGCATAGTCTGACTTGCCCTTGGCGTTCTGGAATGCCTCTGTACGAGATCCTATCTTGCCTGCGTGATCACCGAACCCCTTCCAATCAGACTGGTAAATTTCTCCTGGAATACCCTTCTCAGCAAAGAACTTACGAATCATATCCTGAGTTCCATCAGTAGAACCAGTATCAGTGATATCGTAACGGTCTATGTACTTGTAGATTGATTCAAGGCAACGAAGAATGACATGTGTTTCATTCTTCACGATCATGCATAGTGTAATTGTAGGCTTCATATTATATCTATTCTACTTTTTGGGGATGATAAAATCAAGTGTTATTCTTAATCCAAGTTTCAACATCTATCTTTGGCTTCCATCCTAGATGACTTATTTGTTCTATATTTGCTAAAGTTGATTTAGCTTCTCCCTCTCTTGGGGGCAAATACTTGGTTGGACCACCAATCATTTTTGCTATTTCGTTTACTGAATAATTCTTTCCCGTACCAACATTCAATGTTCTGGTTAGTAATCTAGTATCACCATAATCATGATTGGCCAAAAGAATGTTTGCTTCAACAACATCAGAAACATGAACAAAATCTCTTCTTTGTTCTCCATCACCAACAATTGTAAGTGGTTCTCCAGCTACCTTCTGTCTTCCGAAGATGCCAATTACAGGCGCATATTGGCCCTTCACTGGTTGCCTTTCTCCAAAGACATTAAAATATCTAAAAATGTGTGTTTCTAATCCATACATTTTAGAATACAATTTGCATAATTCTTCTGCATTTTGTTTGGTTACAGAATATGCATTTAGGCAATCTGGTATGGCTGCTTCATTACTCTTTCCACTATTACCATAAATTGCGGAAGTCGATGAAAGAAGTACTTTTTTGACTTGGTATTTTCGTGCTAGCTGAAGAACCGTTCCTGTTCCAAGAACATTGACTTCTATTGCCTTAAGAGGATCTTCTATACAATTCTGTATTCTCGCCTCTGCTGCCAGATGAAATACTACATCAACATGATTATACATGTCACTCGTCATGACATAATCAGTTACACAGTGATGATTATATCTTGCTTTTTTATTGAAGTAAAATTCATTATGTGCGTCTGACGAGAGATTGTCAATGACATTTACTTCATGACCATCTTCTATAAGACGATCAACTAGATTCGATCCAATAAATCCACAGCCACCAGTTACTAAATATTTCATTTTATTTTTTTCTTCTTAAATAAAAATATAAATAATTTTATTCGAAAATATAATCGTCCAAAACTACATAATCAATTTCAGTTTCGGTCAACACATTTATTGCATCTTCAAATCTTGTTAAAATTGGTTTTCCCTTTATATTAAACGATGTATTTAAAATTATAGGAATATGTCCAAGTTTTTCCATTTCATCCAATATAGAAAACATAAATTCATTAGATTCTTTTGTTATAGACTGTACTCTTGTAGTTGAATCTTCATGTACTGCTGATGGAATTTTTTCTTTCCATTCTTTTCTTATGAATGGAGCAAATCCCATATATTCGCAGGATCCATCAGTATCAAAATATTTATTTAAATCTTGAAGTCTTACCATTGGAGCAAATGGTCTAAACCATTCTCTAAATTTTACTTTGGCGTTTAATTTTTCTTTCATATTTGAAATAGAAGGATCGCATATAATGCTTCTATTTCCAAGTGCTCTCGGTCCACATTCAGATAAACCTCTAGCAACACCAATAATTTTTCCTTCAACAATCAATTTTGCTATTTGTTTAGCATTTGTTTTTTTATTTTTGTAAGTTTTTTTGTAATATTCTAATTTAGATTTATCTATAAAATCAAAACCAGAATATTTTATATCAACTTCAGCTGATGGTGGATTTGTATAAACTAATGCGCCAAAAGCTAGTCCACAATCGTTGGGATTAGGCGGAATAAAAATATTATTGTTTATTAATCTTCTCAATGATTCGTTGAAAAGAACATTTAATGCACATCCACCGCTTAAACACACTGGTAAATTATATCTTTTTACAATAGGTAAAATTAAAGAAAAACTTAATTTTTCAAAAACATATTGATTTGTTGCTGCTAAATCATATGCAATTTTCTCTTCGATAGAATCTAAAACATGTAGATTAGGTAGTCCTATTTTCTCGCCCAGCAACTTTAATCGTTCTGCTTCCTTTCCATTATTGATTGTATTTAGATAATAAGATTCTATATGATGAATCCATTCCGGGACAATTTTTCCATACGCACAAAGACCCATTAGTTTTCCTGCATATGATAAATAATTTCCTTTCTTGATTTCTTTTATTGGTAATGCCATAAATGTATATGCATTAGCTAAATCTATATTTGAGGAATAAATTTTTGTAAAATCATTATTAATTTTATTTGCATAAAAAATATTAAAATATTCTACGCTATTATCTAATTCTATTCCACCTCCATCAAAAGACACTATTATAGATTCATCAAATTTTGATGTGTAAAAAGCACATGCTGCGTGGCTAATATGATGACCTACAAATCTAAATTCGTTTATAGAAAAAATTTTACTTAATAAACTTTTAATATTTTCTAATGATTCAGTTGTATGTTTTACTATCAAGCCTTCAGTAAAAAATATACCAGGATATTCTTTTTCTATAATATCTTTAATTTCTTTTAAATAATGTTCTAAGTTTGGATTTGCGAATGCAAGAAAATATCTTTCATTCGTAAATCTTTCTAGTTCATATATTCTATATTGATTATTTGGAAGTTCTATTGCTATAGACGCATCATGCGATAAATAAAAGCTTATTCTACTTTTCATATCATTACTTTATTTTTATATACTATTTAAAATATTACAAAGACGCAAAACATCTTCCGTTGATACAAATTCATTATTTCCAACATAATAAGACTTATTATGAATAAATTCTGATGTTTTACAATCCTGGTGAATAGGAAATATAAAGCTATTTGCTTTGGTGCAAAGAGGATGTCTTAGCAGATTTCCAGCTATTAACGGTCTATTTTCTATGCCATTTTGTGTAAGAATTTCAGAAACTTTTGTTGAATCTGAGGTTAAACATATTATTGGAAATGCATAAAGACTAACACCTTCTCTATTAAAATTAGAATAGTATTTTGTTGAATCAATATTATCTAAAAATGTTTTTAGATTATTATTTCTTATTTTAATAGAATTTTCTAATCTTCCCATTTGAGAAATTCCTAGAGATGCGTGTAAATCGGTATTTCTTACATTATATCCAGGACATAGAAAAGTAAATCTTCTATCAACACCATCAACTAGTAATTTTTCTTGCCTTTCTGGTGATAATTCTCTCAACATTCCATGAGATCGTAAAAGTAGTAATCTTTCATAAAATTCATCATCATTAGTGCATACCATTCCGCCTTCAATTGTTGTCATGTGATGACCATAATAAAAAGAAAAAGTTGATGCTTTACCAAAAGTTCCTACTTTTTTACCATTCCATTCAGAACCATGTGATTCGCAACAATCTTCAAATAACATTACACCATTATCTTCACATATAGAAAGCAATCTTTCGCTTATAGCTGGAAATCCTAAAACATGCGTAAGAAAAATATATTTTACGCCATAACTTTTTATATAAATTTCAAGATCATCTAAATTTGGACCTAAATCTTGTAAATTTGTATCTGTCAAATACAACCCACAATTTTTTGATAATTGCATTATTGGAGTTATATTAGTTGACCAAGTACAGCTTTGTGCTGCCCAATTTTTTGATCCATATAAATCCAAAGCTGCCTGAACCAATATTAAATTGGCAGAAGATCCAGAATTAACAAATACACTATGCTTGACACCAAGCCATTCAGACCACTTTTTTTCAAATTCTTTTACTTTTTCCCCAGCAGTTAATTTAGATACATTTATTACATAATCTGCTAAATTTTTCCTATCATTTTCAGATATCGCATCATCGTGCATTAATTTCCACATTATAAATTCTCCATTACAATTTTGTAGGTTTTTTCTATACCATCTTTTAGAGACATAAATTTGTAATATCCAATTATATCTATTAGTTTTTTTGTCGATACATCTTTTCTATAAACACCGTTTAAAGATTCTAATCCATTAAATTCTATTATTCCTTCATAAGAAATAATATCTTTAATAATTGAAGAAATATCTTTTACGGACAAATTTTCATTTGTTGCTACATTATACTCTCCAGAAATATTATTATCAATTATATTTTCTATAATATTTGCGGCATCTCCAGCATACATAAATTGTCTAAGAGGACTACCAGTCCCAAGCAAAGTTATTTTTTTATCTTTATTAAGCTTTGCATAATGCATTTTTTTTATTAAGGAAGTTACTAAATGACTTTTAATATCATTCTTAAAATTATCATGCTCTCCATAAAGATTACACAAATAAAGAGTACAATAATCTAAGTTATATTGTTTTTTTGCTGCTCGCATCATATATCCAGCAAATCTTTTAGAATAAGCATAAGAATTATTTGTTGGTTCTGGTTCTCCACTATCAACAAATTCTTCTGTAAGTGGATAATTGTTTGATGATTTTGGATAAATGCATGTGCTAGACGCAAAAATTAATTTAACTTTATTTTTAGCACAATAATTTATTACATTTGTATTTAATAAATTATTAATTAATATAAAGTCATAAGGATTTTCTATATTATCTTTAATTCCTCCTACTTTACCAGCAAGATGGACTATTACAGATGGTGAATACGAATCTAAAATTTTTTTTGTATGAACATTATCCGTTAGATCTACATCATTGGATGATAGATAAATAAAATTATTATTTTTATCCCGTAAAGATTTTCCTAATAAACCGCTACCGCCAGTTACTACAATTTTATCTATAAATGTTTTCATAAAGTATCTAATCTATCGTTTATTGATTTTTGCCTTATATAATTTGCAGTAGCTTCTTGTCTAGCAACATTTACTCTATCTTCACTTATTGGATTTGTTCTGTTATAGACATATAATATTTCTTTTAAATGCATCGTTCTTTCTCTGGCCATCTCTAGCATAGGAAACATGAATGCATTGTCTCCAGCCATATCAAAATAATTTCCATTTTCATCTTTTAAATCAACTTCATTTATTTTGAGGAATAAATCTCTTTTAAATGTTCTTAAATGAGATGCTAACCATTTTGGATATTTCTTAAATGTACCATTTAACTTAACATCGTATGGAAAATCATGATAATGGTGACTGACATCTTGATAAGGATAATGACAATAGGTCCCATATGTCATCCATATGTTATTGTTTAGATAATAATTATTTAATATTTCTAAAACAGTATTAGTTGAAAGCCAATCATCAAGATCAACTGTTATTATTATATCACAATCTTTTGCTTCTTTTACGCCCAATAAAGTATTTTCTGTCTGAAATTGTCTTTTATTGTTTCTTATTACTTGAATTTTATCTGTATATTTTTCTTCATAATTTTTTAATTTTTCATAAGTTCCATCTGTACTTTGTGCATCTATACAAATAATTTTAAAGTTATTGTAAGTTTGAAGTAACATAGATGCTAAAGATCTATCTACCCAATTTAAACAATTGTAGCCGCAGCACACAAAACCATATTTTAAATTCATTTTAATTCTCTCATAAATTTCAAATAATCAGCTAATTTTTCCTTATCAAACATTTTAATCATATTAAAATAACCAATATTATTTTGATAATGTGGATTAACAACACTATTATATTTAGATGCTAAAGTTGGACAACAACTATCTTTTGTTCTAGAATGATCTAAATGAAAAAGTAAACCAGGCTCTTCATATATTTCAAATAAATTTGATTTTATTCTAAAAATAATTTCTGCGTCCTCTGGACCATATCCTTTAAAATACTCGCTCATTAATCCAACATTATCTAACATATGTTGTTTATTTGCCATCAATATTCCACCAGGAGGATTTGGAGATACTAACGATTCTCCTTCTATCAATGATAAATTATTTTTTAAATAATCTAAATTTATTTTGTTATTTTCTAAAAGTTTTTCTCTAAATGTAGGTATTGAACTGTGGTTAGATTTTGGTATATTTACTAATTCAAATTTAAATGGTTTAGAATAATAATATTTTCCATTTTCCAACATTTCAAAAGAAGAAATAAATTGTTTTTCTGTAACTAAAACATCAGAATCATAAATTGCAAAATATTCTGTATCAATATTTTTAATACCAAAATTTATTAATTTGGATTTATGAAAATAATCAGCATTAAAATTTATTGATAAATGCTCATATTCTCCATCAATTTTTGGTAAATAATTACCTTGTTCTACTATTAAAATTTTTGGTTTATGCGAATAACCATTTAAAAATTTAATTATAGTTTTTATATTATAAAGCCTGTCTTCACTATCAAATTTAAATGGTATTATACATGTTAAATTCATAATATTTTTTTTCTTTCTTCATATTTAAAAATTCCATCTAAAAAATATTTTTCAGAAGTTGGTTTAACAAAACTATTAGCTATCTCATAGTTTTTTAAAATATGCGGTAGCATTTTTTCATATAATTTAAAATTTACATTTAAAATATCATTTAATGAATTTAAAACAATTATTCCATTAATATCAAATATTTCTCCAATTGAAGGATCTCCCCAATATATTGGAACAGTTCCAGTTAAAAAACAATCTAATATTTTTTCTGTAAAATAACCATTGACCTTTGAATTTTCTATTACAAGAGAAAAGCAATAATCATCTAAACCTTCATTTTTTGATTCAATATAATTAAATTGAGAACCATACAACGATATATTATAATTTAATTTTTGTAATTCTTGTATATAGATGTGTCTTAATATATGACCACTTGTAACTTTTTTTCTAGAACAAATTGTTGATAATAATTTTGTTTTTTGTGATAATTTAGGAATTACCCATGCTGAAAATGGAGGTGTATTGTAAAATATTTTTTTATTATCCGTATAATCTTTACAATAAGTAAAAATCATATCTGCATTTGTTTTTTGAATAATATTCAAAAAATTTTTAGAATATATTAAATTTAAAATTTCTGGACATTCAATTAAATATAGTAATTTTGGTTTGTCTGTTTCTATAATTTTTTCAGAATCTATGTAAAAAATATAATCAGATTCTTCTAAATTATTTGTAATTTTATAATCTTTAACTGAAAAATTAAAAGATGCCCATGCTGGCTCCATACCATTATATTTGTTTATATAAATCTTTTTCATATTAAAAGCATATCATTTCTATAGATCTTTTCCCAATTTTTAAAAGGAGGTATATTATACCATTTATTTGGAGCTACTATCTTTTTGTCTAAATTTTCATTTATCCAAGATGCCCACCAAGAATAAGAACTGTTAGAAATTATATTATGATCACATAAAGACATAAGAATAAAATCTATTTCTGGATCGTTATTCATTATGATGTTTGGTATTTGTTTAAATACATGCGAACACCATAATTTATCATCTGTAAAAATTATATAAAAATAATTTGGTCCAAAAAAATTGACTGCTCTTTGAAAATAATTTTCATCACAAACATAATGAATATGTTTTGCTATAGGATGTAAATAATCTCCTCTGCGAACATGTATTGCTACTAATTCTTTATTTTTTTCTTCTTTTAGTTTTTTAATAAAATTTATACAAGTATTATGTTTTTCTTTGTCAAAAGTAAATATATTTCGTAAATCATATTCATTTTCTTTAATGTAATCTGCATTTTGAAAATATCCCAAAATATCTGTACCATCATTTATTAATGATGCATCTATCGTTTCAGAATTATCTGTTTGTAAAAATAATGTATTTTGTTTAATATCATCAGAATTCTCGGCTGGTAATTTAAACATTTTAGACAATAAAGAATTATATTTAAAATCAAAACCTATTTGTATATTTTTTTTCTTTCCAATATGGTATAAAAATGCAAATTGAAACATTTGATTTCCCAACCAACCATATTTTCCCAATTTTTTAAATGTGATCATGATCTAATTTCCAATTCACACTTTGTAAGATACTCCCATTTATTTGCACTATCAGCGGCATCTGCCTGATAAAAAACTGGTTTATTTGGAGTTAATACCTGAAAATATCTTTGAAGAAAGGCACAACCGACATCAAATGGAGTATGTCGATTATAAACCAAATCTTTTGACATAATTATTGCTTCTTTTCTATATCTTTCGCTTGTGTATAGAATTGAATGTGTTGCCAAAATTCCAGCAATCCTTTTATACTCTGTATTGTATTGGATACAAGTATATCCTCTATTGCCTATACTAACTCCAAGATATAATGCATCTGTTTCGTCTGGAACTTCTAATATAGGATTAAAGTTTTCTTCAATGACTTCAGCATCATCTTCAAGAATTAAAAATGGCGTTTTTAGATCTGAAAGTTCAAATATATCAATGTGTGATTGAGCACAACCAACATAGTGCTTATTTGCTGGTATAGTTTCCGGTGGAGATGGAATAACTCTAGCAGACTTTCTAATAGTGTTCTTGAAGCCTAGCTTCTCAAACATCTTAGTCATTCGTTCTGCGTTTTTAGTTGCTGTGTCTAGATTAATCCAATATACTGGTATTTCACGAAGATCTATTTTCATAATTAATAAATTTGTTAGAGTATTCTAAAAGTTCTTGAGAATTAGTCAAGATATAATCAAAGCGAGATTCTACTTCGGCAAGATTCTGTAATGCAAATTCAGTCATCACAGGATCATCTATGAAGGCTAAAGTTGTTTTAGTCTTATCTTTGCTATAGAGAAATACGGCTTCATCTATACCTCTACCCCAGTAAACCTCTACTGGCTTGGTAACATTTCTCTTATTTAAAAACTTGTAAACGACATCTTTTATGTCGAGGGGCATATAATCTTCATTACAAATATACATTATTTTTTACCGATATGATATTTTTGAATTAAAGTCCAATCCTTCTTTTCCGAATGGGGAAGAATCTTAATTTGATTAATCCCTAACTGTGGTTCTTTGTATTTATCTGGGTTTGTGGGCTGAATTAATCCCCATTCGGTAAGAAGTTTCACTATTACATTTCGTCTGCCAAGATCATTCTCATCCATATCGCTCTTCAAGCCATCAAGAACAAACATCTCCTTGAAGTGCATGATTGCGTATCTTCCTCTCTTGTGCAGAATATGACATGATTGATAAAGCTTCTTTTCTTGCTTGGAAGAAACGCCTAACCTAGTTAGTGTTTCCTTTACCTTTAAAAAGTCTTGTTCCGACTTTAGCTTTACTTCTACGCCTAAACCTTGAAAAATATCCTCGTCAATTTGGCTCATAATATCTCCATACAAGGATATTTATTAAATTTTAAATGTTTCTACATGCTTTACAATAGCATCCTTTTGGTCCTGGGTCAAAAGAACCTCATATTCACATGCTTTACGATAGGAGACATCGTAATACTTGATAATAGCCTGAATTACATCACTCTTGTCTTTCTTGGCCCATCCGCTGAACCGCTTTCGCTTACGGACAGCCAATCTGTAGTAATCGTACTGCATTCTCTTGTCTAGGAATGGGTACTTGTTCATTTCATTGGCATAGGCCACGGTATCCATAAAATAAGAGAGAGACTTGTTAACTATAAAAGGAACATAATCCCGACCATCTTGGTCGAGAATATCTTCTTTAGTATAGTTGATGGATTCTAGAACCTTCCCTAGATTCATTTGCTGATACCCTTAAACTCGCAGTTCATCATGATTTCCACCATCATAGCTGTGAGATTGATCTCTTGATCAGCTACGAAAGCAGACTTATATTGATACTCAGCAATGATGGTAATTGCTTGCGGAATGCTGCTTGGGACTAGCATCTCCTGTAGATTGTCGTAGATCTTACGGAAGATATCAGTGCTATTATCCAGATTCTTTACGATCCATTCACGAACAGACTTGAAGTTCTTTTGTGCCATGAAAGCAATTAGCTTGGCAACATCAACATCCTTGACTTCAGAGAGAATTCCAATGTCGATCTTTCCAGACACAGAATACCGCTGAAGTTCATTGATGATTCGCCTGAAATCCGGGAAATGCTTGATTACAAGTTGTCTAACTGCATCGTTATTGTGTTCGATATTTTCAGCAGTTAGAATTTTGCAAGCTCGCTTGTACATTTCAAGACCAAGCGTGGAGTTTTCTCCTGTTTGAATATTGAAGTTGATCTCTGTGCAGCGAGAGTGAAGAGGTTCAATGATTCGATACTTCCAGTTACAGGTCATGATGAATCGGCAGTTGGCTGCAAATTCCTCAATGGCCCCACGCAAAGCAGGCTGAATGCTCTGGGCATTGGAGTAATCGAACTCGTCCAGAATCACTACCTTTTTGGCACTGGTCAATGATACAGTGCTAGCAAAGCCACGAATCTTTGTTCGCAGAGTATCGATATTACCATCTTCTGAGCAGTTGATAAGAATATAATCGCAGCCTAGATCATTGCAGAGAGCCTTGGCAACGGTAGTCTTACCGCACCCAGGCTTACCGACAAACATCATGTTCTGCAATTCACCACCCTTAATCATTTCGCTAAAGGTGGCTTTTAGTTCTTTTGGAAGAACACAATCAGATAGCGTCTGGGGTCGATACTTCTCGACCCACAGGTACTGGTCAGTTGTCATGATTAGCTCCCGCTATTGCTGCTAGATTCCAGAGCGATCCAATAGGTAAGATTTAGATTCTTTGAAGTAAACTTGCTGATAACCTTGCTTCCGATTTGGACATCGTAAGAACCAGGGATCATCTTGAGGTTTTCCATCTTTAGACGGAACTCAAAATCATCATCAAAATCCGAGTCTAGGCAGTCTTCGGTGCTCCCAAGGCTAATTGAGTAGGTATTTGTCGTGTTGTCCTTGACATCACAGACCTTGGCAAATACCTCCCCGTCCTCAGCATAGATCGACATATCAGCGACCTGAAGGACTCCAGAAGCCTTCTGAAGCTCGTTCAGCTTCTTGTCCGAGAGGTTGAACTCTAGGACCACAGAAGGCATCGTAAGGGCTTTTGGCGGGTTGCTGGTGATCAGCTTTGGCTCACAGTAGAAGTACTTGACTGAAGATCCGGTATCGTTTGAAATTTCAAGGTACTTATCGTGGAACTCCAGTTCCGGGTTTTCAAATAGCGACAGAATACCTAGGAACTGGGATAGATCCCAGATACCGAATTCCTGATCAAATGTCTCCTCTACCGTGGCTTCGGCCACGATATTCTTATAAGAAGACATTGTCGCAAGCTTGTTTCCGGGACGGATCAGTAGATTGCTATTGATCGTTGAGAAGTTCTTCAGGATCTGAAGAGTGGGCTTGCTGAGAGTTAGTTTGGATGTAGTTTTCATAATATAAAATTCACCTTTCGATCAGGTATTGTCCTGCAAATAGTCGTAAAAGTCAAGGCTCCCGTCACGCAAATCATGCATCAATTTCTTCGTGGCGTGACGCAAATCACGAAGTTTTTTCTTTCTAAAGAATCTTGCGAGTTTTCTGGCCCGAATGATTTTCCAAAGTGGATGTTTTTTCATAAGATACCTACCCAAGAATACGAGTTGCCGTCGTAGATATACTCATACAACATACCATTCGTTGTATTGAGCCATCTTTGACCAACAACTGGTTCGTAAGGGGCAGACCCTCCTGTATGTACTCCAGCAGAGTTCAAGAGCTTCCAACCCCTTTTTTCGCCATGCTCAGGAGAAAATCCGCTTGTCTCAAAAGATGCAACAAAATATTTGCCCTCTTTTTCAACAATATCTCCCTCGCCGTATACCTTGAGTGTACCGTCTGGGTTTGAAATTTTAAATTTTCCAATAAAATTCAAACTCATTAGTTTTGTACCAGTTTGCTAAAATTGTTTTTCTTTTCTAGAGTAACCGTATTCTTGAACTTGTCGTGTAGTTGATCTGTCTTGTGGCTGATTACAAAGACATTACAACCCTTCTTCAGGCCGTTGAGCAACTTCATAAGTTCATCGGTTCCGATAGAATCCAGCGAAGAATCAAATACTTCGTCAAGGATGAGTAGGTTGCAGTGAAGACTGTTCTTCATTCTTGCAACTTCTCGCCATGCTAGGAGCAGAGAAATGTCGATTCTCATCTTTTCTCCTTCACTGAAACTCAAATACGAAAATTCGTCACGATGCCTACTTTCAATCTTTTCGTTAAATTCACCGTCAAGATTGAACTTCACAAAGAATCCCATATTACTGAGGTTCTTATTCACTAACTTATTTATAATCGGAAGATAGTGATTTATAATCTTTCCCTTGATTCCACTATCTTTCAAGAGATCCACTACAAGTTCGTGATCATTTTGCTGTTTTTCAAGAGAAATCAAAGCAGTTTCTTTTACTTTCTTCTCAATTTTAACAGATTCTAACTGTTCTTTTGTAGAAGATATCTGATCTTCGTTGACGGAATGCTTATCAGCCTCATATCCTGCCTTTACCTTTTCTAGGCTAGCCACTTCTCGTTCAAGTGACTTGACCTCTCTAACAAGTTCTTTGATTCGCTCTTGAACCTCTTTGCTCTTAGTTAAAATATCGTTATGCCAAGCTATTGAATTAATAATCTCTTCTGCATTGGTTCCTAGTTTGGCTAGTTTATTCTTCTTAGCCGAAACAATAGAACATTTATGGGATTCTTCAATGGCTTGCTTACAAGTTGGACAAGTCTCATTATTATTAAAGAATTCTAGTTCTTCATTTATGGTATTGATATTAACAGTAAGATCGGCCTTCTTCTCTCTCAAAAGAGCCAAATCTTCGTCTGTAATCTTATATTGTTCTAGCTTCTTACCTTCCTGAAGAATTTCTTTGTTTAAAATTTTAATTTTTCGTTTAGATCCATCAATCTCTTCAGTCGCCTCTTTAATTTTATTTTCCAACATTTCAAGGCTCTTCTCCATGTTGGATTGTAAATTTTTGAGATTAGTTTCATAAAGTTTTATCTTTTCGTCTATAACTCTTTGGTCAAGCTTATTAATCTTAATGCTCTCCCTTATCTGTGAAAGCTTGCCTTTTAGTATCAAGTTCATTGACGAGAAGACATCAATATCTAGGATTGTTTCAATGACCTGGCGGCGATCAGCCGGGGGTAATTCCATAAAAGGAACAAACGAAGACTTACCAAGAATAATGACTTGCATGAAAGTCTTTCTGTTCATCTTGAGGATCTGATTCTCAAGCATGTCTTGGTAATCTTTAGTCTTGGCTGCTTGCTCTATCATCTCCCCATTCTTATAGATCTCAAAGACCTTTGGGGCAAGGCCACGGCGAATCATGTACTCAGTCTTGTTGATCTCAAACTCTAGTTCGACTAGGCACTTACCTTTATTTACGCTATTTACAAGTTGCGGTATATTAATGTTTCTAAACGGATTGCCGAAGAGGGCAAATGTGATGGCATCAAGAAACGCAAATGACTTACCGTTTCCGTTTGATCCGCTGACAAGAGTTGTTTGACTTTTCTGGAAATCAATCTCAGAAAAGGTGTTTCCAAATGAGCCGAAATTCTTGAATTTAATCTTTTTAAAGTTAATCATCTATAGTAAGGGATTCTTGATAAAGATCTTTAATGATGTTCTTGATATCGTCTTTGTTCGTGATCTCGGATAGATCATCTATCTCTTTGCAGATCATCGTTATTGTATCCATATTCATATCAATATCAATAGACGAATAATTTATTTCAATTTCTTCATCTACGACCGTCACATCATACGGCTTGGCTTCATTCAGCTTTGTCATGAACTTTTCGTAAAAGACTGGCTTGTTTCTTCTCTGGACAATCAGTCTTACATACTTATCCTTGAAACTAGGAAAGTCAAGTTTCTCAAGTTCATCGGATAGAGAATCGTCATAAACGATTCTATGAAACAGCTCTTCTGTGTTTTGGATAAATTCTAGATCTCTAGTCTTGGTATCGAAGACATGAAATCCTTTTCGTTCATTAACATCCGTGAAACCCATTTGATATTGAGTGCCAAGATATTCGATATTCTTATGTCTTGATTTTAGGTGGAAATGTCCAGACATAACAGTTTCAAACTTATCGAACATTTCTCTCTGAAGTCCAGTATCATGATATACTCCACGAAGAACTTCAAATCCAACGATCTCAAAGTGACCTAATAAGATATGGGCCTTTGTGTTTTTTATGAACTCAACACAGGCATCCATGTTATCTTCGCACATCCAAGGAACAGCACCGATAGAAACATCTGGATAGGCAAGTTCCTTTGGCTCGTTCACCACTTCAATATGAAAATACTTCTCAAGAAGTTCCTGTGGCGAATTGGTCTTATTTGTATTCCTGAAGTAGGTATCATGGTTGCCAATTATAATCTTCATTGACATACCCATCTTTTCCATAGGCTCAATAACTCTAGTACGAACCTGATTCAGGGTATTAAAATTAACATACTTACGACGATCAAAAAAATCTCCGAGATGAATTATATTTTCAATATTGTGTTTTACGCAATATGGAAAAAATTGCTTCTCAAAGAACTGAATAAAATGTTCTAATAGAACAGGAGAATCATTCTTTGCGCCGAAATGAGTATCGTTAATTATTGCAATTTTCATTTACGCTTTTTCTTTTTCTTCTTTTTAATCTTCACATCTTCAAACTTAGTTACATCGTTTTCTGAAAGACTGAAAATTTCTCTGAAGCTAGCTGAACTATCTTTTGCAAAATAATTTTCTTTAAACCATCGATGAAATTTTTCATCGGCATTATCTTCCATTATCTTATATTTGATATAAGACTGCTTCTTTTCTTTTTCTATGCGTCTTAGAAATGCAAAGTATATGATCTGCGTAAAATAAGAAAAGGGATTTTTTGATTTTTCTGGATCAAAATTGTGAGCATACATCAAGCAATTTTCTACCCCATCACCAACCATCTCTTCTCTGTATGGATAGTTCATGAAATTCGGTCTATACGAAAGATGCTCTGCTATTTTTAGAAAAGATTCTGCTATGTAATTTGATATTGGTGGTTTTTTGCGCCCAGAATCTTCAGCTGCGTTATATTTCTTTTTCCATTTTATCATCTCAGCCAAAAATTCTTTATTATCCACATAGTGGGAGGTTTCTTCCTCTTCTTCTACTATGGGTACTAAATCTGGCTCTATTATGTCATCTGATTCTTCTATTTTTTTCTTTTTTCTCATTGCCCAATAATATCATAAATCCAGAAAAAATCAATTGACAAAATTTGGTTTTATCGATACACTTCGCTGTGTAGGCGATCAACAAGGGAATTTGTAACTAATTAGTTACTCTTTAGTATCATCAGATATATCATCGATATACTTACGAGGATCGTCAGGGAAGTCTTCTAAATTAATTCCCTTTCTCTTCATCTTTTCTTTTTCTTTATCTGTGAGGAATTCCATTTCTGGAATTAAAAAATCTTCTTCCTCATCTTCATCTCGTAAAGAACCAAACCCATCAAAATCTAAAAGCCCATTTTCTATCATATCTTGAAATACATCTGGAGGAATGGAAAAGAACATTCCTACATTTGTATTTGAATTCATAAAAGGAAATGGCATTGATGGTGGCTTTGCTAAAGGATTTTTTGGTTCTGCTGTTTGAATATCACCTTCAATTATATCATCAAATAATGAATTCAGCATATCCTGCAATCCTTCTGGATTTTCCATTATCTCTTTTGTTTTTTCTTCTGCTTTCTTACGAGATTCTTTGTAGTTTTCTTCGGTCTTCAAAGATTTTTGATACAAAATAACTGTACTCTCAGATGGCATTAACACAGAAGCAATATGATCTCTTGGAAGATCAATATGTGTTTGGTCTGTAAATTCAAGCCAATTTCTTAGAAGTGTTATCTCTCTAGTTACTCCAAATGAGTCTGGAGATATATGCGTCTTAATCACCATTGGTTTTAAGATGCTAATAGTAGAATCATTCTCCCCGGATAATAATCCGAGAACTTCTTCACCACTCCTCAGCTTAAACAATCTGCAAGTAGTTTCCATATGACTATTTATCCTTTCAGAGATCTATTGTAACCAATTTATGAGAAAATTGTTCGCCATCATAAATTTTTATTCGCTCAAGAAAATGATTGAATGCATGATTTCGATATTTCTTATGTCTCAAATCATCAACTAAATCAAAGACCATTACACGATCTTTTGTTTCTGACATTCTTAAACCACGACCGATAGACTGAAGAACACGCACAACTGATTTTGACGGATGAAGAAATACAATGTTGTGAATGTTCTTGATATTTATACCAGTGCTGCAAGTTCCATAAGAAGCAACAAGAATAGAATTTTCTGACTTATCTACAATTTTACGAATCTGTTCTCTATCTTCAGCATCAGTCATTCCAGAAATAAAGTAACACTTCTTATCAGTGCAAGTTTTTTGTATTGATTCGAAGAATGGAAGACCATGCTTTTGTACTTGCGAGAATAGAACTAAAGTATTTCCTTTGAGAGAAGCACAAAGTTTTTCTGCAACTTTATTTCTTCTCTCATGTGATATAATGTAATCTATTTCTTCTTGATATGTTTTTCTTTTCATCGTATCGCATTCTTCTTTTGCGTACTTCAATTGAATGCAATTGATATCAAGATTAGAAAGCACTTTATTATCGATTAGATCTTTTGTGCTCGTAACACGAATTGGTGGGCCAAATAATCCTTCAAGAACTAGTTTATGTACCTGGATATTATCAAGTGTTCCTGTAGTCCCAATGCGAACATGAC